CATCCCATGGGATCAAGAACTTAATCCGATCCGACCACATTTGAAAACGCCTCCACAGATGGAATTTCAATTCCCATTTTCCCCGCGTCAAGGACTATCGCATCGACCGGTGGACTGCAAACTAGGGTGCCCTTGGACATGCCTTTCTTTGCGACCGAGATGAGATAGCCATTCTTCTCCAAGTCCTTGAGCATGTCTTTATACATAACTCCGGACTCCACGCACTCCGACTGCAACTTCTTCTTGACCACAAAAATCTTCTTCGTGTCAGGCTCCATCCTGATGACCAACTCCCCACGGGGTGCCTGTTGCGACACCGACCCAGTCCTAGCATCACAAGCATCATCGATAACTAGGGTGTTCTGAGCCATGTACTTGAGGATGAAGTGCGAAATAAACGAACTTGGGTCACTACCTGTAGCCTGATTGACCTCTTTTAACCCACCGATTATGCCGCTATAGAAATCATAGATCCGGGTCAAGTTGTAGTCGATAAGCCCAAGTTCCTTGGCAATGTGCCCCCCGGTTAGATTGACTGCGCCTAACGTAGAGTAAAACCGATAGGATGAATTTAAAGACAGTTGAGTATTAAACATAGCCACATACTTCTTGACCATCTCGATTGCGGCTTCTTTGTTGTTTTGGATCGCCGTGATGTAGGGGAACCAAGCATGCCCATAGTTCTCCATAAGTTCTTCATCAAAGATACGAATCCCATCCTCAGTGCTGATGAGGTCAGTAAAACCCACATCGTATTCCACACAACGAAAGATTTCCCCTTTTGGCAGATCCTTGAGGGTGTGCAACTTATCGTAGTGCGAGGAGTTTCCGGTAGTCACACCGACTGTCTGCCATGTCTGCTTGTTGGCACGCAGGGTATTGGCGTTTGAGTTCATGCGATCTCGACCCCGCCCTTGGGTCACACCATAGAGGAAGTTCGATAGTTCTTCAGCCTTGATGTTGGTCAGTTCGTCTACTGTGAGGGGTAGGTTATTGAGCACCCCCATCCGTACAATCAAAGATGCTTTAGTATCCTCGGGGTTACGCATCGGGTCTTCCGGGTTGCCCCATATGGAGTTAATCATCCGTAGGATCGTGGATTTACCCGTGCCAGACTCTTTGTGGATCAAGTGCAGTAAAACGCCTTTATGGGCACTAGCAATCTTCAGTAGAGGCGCCCCAAACCCAGTTAGTGCGGCAAAGGCTCGGTTCTCCAACCCATCCATGGCGTATGTATCAAAGGCGTTCTTCCACCCTTCAAGTGTTCCCTTTTGTTCATACCAACCGATCATGTCAGAGGTTGTCACTGTTGGAGGCACATAGCGTTTCTTGCCGTGCTCGACCTCAATATCTCCAACTACAAACGAGCCACGCTTAGTCCATCCAAACTGATGGTGGGCTACTTCTGCTTTCTTTTTCATTTGTAGTTCACTCGCCGCTTTCATCAAGTAGATCTGAAGTTCTTTCCAGTCGTATGTAATCACCCCCCGCCGTGCCAACTCAGACCGCATCGTGTCCACAGACGATATAGCCGCCATGGCTACAGTGAAATTTCTTATCCCGTCTTGTGGGAGGTGCAGTCTCATCCAAGCACTATCGCCTTCTTCTTGATCGTGTATCCGTTGGATTACAAACAGGTCGTGGGGGTAGATTAAAAGTTGGTCGTTGTCTTTTGCGTTGCGGTAGATCCCCCCGTTTTTGCCCCTAAAATACGGCTCGGGAAGTTTGGGTATATCGTAAGAAACCTCGGTATTATCGGGTTGTTTAACCACAACCTCAGTAATTTCAGACGGCTCAATCTCGGTGCCAAGCATGATCGGAGTGCTAATCTTGCCTTTGTGAGGGCATCCCTCACACCCACCCGGATTGGCTTCTTCAAAGGTCTTGCAGTAGAAGGGGCCAGCCGTATCGTTAGCCCTGCGCTCAGTCTCATCAAAGTCATAGTCAGGATACTTCCGAGAGATCTTATGGATTGCGTCATCCCGATCTACACAGGCATTGGCAATTGACAACCCAGCACGCCAAGAATTTCTATCTATGGTCTCCTGCTCGGTGTAGATCCTCCACAATTGCTGGCAACCCGTACCCACCTTTGACTTCTGCATGATCTTTTTGAACGAGGAAACTTTGTTTCCCATCAAGGCTTTAGTCAGTTCGCTAGGCTCTCGCTTTACGGATTTGGATAAATCTACCTTTCTTTCTACTTTTGGTAAAAGTTCTTTTAGTACGTCTGGATCATATGGCTGCTCGATGATTGCCAACAAACGGACAGGGCGGGGGTCTTCTTCTTTGAAGTTGTATGTTCCCGGCACCCGCAGAATCCTAGCCGCATCGGCAGTGCAACTGTCGTCTAGGTATAAATCCTTGATTTTGCATAGATTCTCCAACCCATCGGCAAGAGGTTGCCAATCATCTTTGGTCAGAGGTTTAGAGAAGGGCCAGTATGCGTGTATCCCACCGCCTGAATCTACAATGATTGGGTCGGGTAGTTTGGTCTCTTCTAAGAAAACTGCTAGGGCTTCAATCGCTTCTTCTTTGGTGGCGTAGCCCTTGTTGGTTTTTGCCTTATCTTCCCCACAGTCGATGTCTACCCATAGACTTTTAATAAGTTGGACGTTGTCTTGCGCCCGTGGTTTGGGTGCCTTTGGGTCCTTGAAGGTGGCAAGTGCGAAGTAGACATCACGACGTTCCCCCAAAAACTTTTGGATTGCCTGATCTGTCTCTTCGATCTTGCTAAAGAAGGACTGGATGACCGGATACTTCTCCCCGGACTTAATTCCAGTTATGCAGTAGTGCCCTTCCCCAGCAAGAATAGCGCTCAAAAATTCTTGCATTTCAGACTTTCTAATCTGCTAAGTTCTTAATAAACTCGTTGATCTCCTGAGCGATCTTGGCCCGTGGCTGTTTTGTGCCAGCAAACCATGCGTAAATCGTCGCTTTAGAAACACCGAAGTAGTTGGCAACTGTTTGTACCGGCACTCCCTTATCGATGCAGAGTTTGCCAAGCGTGACCCCAACTAAACTTGGGTCGGCTTCTTCGTTGCGCTTGACTACAAGTTGTGTATACCCAATCACGATAGCCCCACTTAAAAGAAAAAGAGTCGGGTTTCGCTAACCTTGCCCGACGCAAGTTTTGAGCCGCACCTAGCGAATAGTGCTTCCGGGGTAGGAAATGGTGAGGTACTTGTAGCCCTTGCAACCGGTGTGTTCATTGACCGGACCCCCGAGGGGGAGGCTACTTTCCCTCGTGACTTTTACTGATCGTCCCACTCATCAACCAAGTCTGCCGCACTCTTGGCAACAGTCTCTTCAGGTTTCTTAGCGGTACGCTTCACGGGTTTCTCTTCTTCTACTTCCTCTACCACTTCCTGTTTTACTTCAGGCTTAGCGGTTTTGGGGGCAGAGGGTTTGGGTAGTGCAACACGTTTCTCACCGACACCATCGGTCTGCGCCACATTCATAGTGATGGCGTTCTTAGCCTCGGTCGTTTGAGCCTTGAGAGAGCAGAGGTTATGCTCGTTTTCTTCCAGCGGACGCACGGGGTAAAAAGCAAGTTTGGGAGTGGCGCTGTCAGTGTCAAAGCGCATCTCGGTAACAACATCTTCTACGTTGACGTTATGAGCCGCCAAGTATTTGACGTAGGCTTGCAGAGGCATCTTGCCGTTCTCGACTTTACCGAAGATAGAGGTAGCAGGAAGCACCAACTGATAAACGTCTCCGTTCATGTCGTGTGCAAGCACAACTGCCAAACGCTGGGAGTAACGGCAAGCACGACCACCGCCACTGCCTGAGCCAAGCACGTTCTGAGGACACCCATTACATGTAGCGTTCTGTGCCTCTTTCACACCCGAGTCAGGACGCACGCCATCAGAAGACCAGCAGGCGGGGGAGACCTGAGTGCCCTCTTCGTATGTGCCTTCGTAAAAGGTACGGCTAACATTCTCTGCCGCAGACACAATCACGACCTTCATGGAGCGCTCATCGGACTTAGCGGTTTCTTGCCCACCGACCATCATGCGGAAGACACCCCCACGGATGGAGATACGCTTGTTTTGACTTGCACCCATAAGGGCCTTCGTGGTCGCACTCAAGCCACGATTTTTCAAGTAATCGGGCATGTTGCCCTTAAAAAGTGACAATTCACCACTCATTTGCTTCTCCTTACGGTTACAGAATAACGAGTCTCGGCATTGAGACCCTGCGGAAGAAGACCCGGATTATCCTCAAGCCAAGTCTTCATGTTGGTCTGATGCACTCGTCTCTCTAGTAGATCGTAGGCATCGTGTTGACGGATGAAATCGTACATAGCCGCCCAGTCAGAGGGCCAAAACCTAGTCTTTGTGGACTTCATGACCGTCCCGAACGGGGTCTTGATACTGTCAGCCCCGGTCTCTTTGCATATGTCCAACAACTTCTGCTCAATAATCTCCATCTGCGCCCGTATATTTGCCTCTTCCTCATCAAACTCTCGTTGCAATTCCTGCAA